AGACAACGTGCCTGTATTTTGGTCTGTTGCTTGATAGCTATTTTTCCAAACAGCATTTAGATCTAATGTAGATATTCTAGGATACTCACTGTAATAAAAATTACGTAAATTTGTAGATTGTATAATACCTTCTATAGTATTATAAATTACTCCCTCAATATCACTTTGTGTTACAAATGTAAATGTAGATGTTGAATCAAAAAACTCTTTATAAATTACACCATCGTCTGCAAATAAACTTGTATTTGAATATTTTCCGCTTGCGTCTATTAAATCAAAATATCTACTGATACCACTTGATATTCTGTTCACTGATTTTGTCTTAATGATATCTTGACTTATAGCTAAAGGTCCTATGTTATAATCTTCAGCCGTTATAAGTCTGTTTTGTGTATAATAAGTTGCAGGTGCATTTTGTTTTATACTTGTATTTGTTTCTGTAGTTGTACTATTAGATACTGTATAATTTAATCTAAATCCTAAAGTTAGTGTTTCAAGATTTCCGTTTCTACCTTGATAAGGGATTTCGATATTTACATTGCCTATGCTTGCAGGTGTTACTACCATATTTGTGTTTGCACTTGTTCTATAAAACACTTTAAAGTTACCTGAAGGTAAGTTTCCAAATACTCCGTCACTGAATACTAAGTTTACTCTATCGCCTATTCTAGTTGTGACTGCAAATACATTTCTTATACCTTCAAACAAGCTGTTGTATATAACATTATTACCTTCTACACTAGATAATTTTGTCCAAGAAGTTGTTTCAAAGCCATTTGAATCTGTATTGTATAACCATATATCATCATTGTTAATATTTTCTGCATCTATAGCAATAATTTGATTAGGAATAGGATTTGAAATTGAAAAATTACCAGTATCTAATTTGCCCTGACGGAAATGCATAAAGAATCCTGTGTTCACACTTGCAGCGCCTTGTCCATCATCTCTAAATAAAAATGCAGGACTAGTTCCTGGAACAGGCGGCTCTTCTATTATAACATCACCTTGTATATCAGTGCTAACTATTTCAAAAACAGTGCTAATACCTTCTATATTTTTTGAAAATGGAAATATTGCACTTGTAGTATTTGTAGCATTGAATCTGTATTTTTGTGTTTGTACACCATCGATGTTTTCGCTTTTTAATGGACTACCTATTGAATTAGTAACAGGCAATGCAGCATTAAGAATCTTAATAAACTGTTCAAAATAATTTGTATTTGTTTGGTCATTCCACTTGATTACTCTTCCAGCTAATTGAGCACCTGTACTGTCAGTAAGATTTTCCGAAGTTTTTACTGTGGCTAATTTCAACAATCCTCTAGAAGGTTGATTTCTACGGGGATTGTAAGAAAGCATACGTGCAAGTCGTAGTATGCTTTCTCTGCGTTCTGCTGTTTCAAGGAAGTTTTCTCTAGCGTTTAAGTCAATACGGAACGATAAGTTTTGCCCAAGGAATGCAATCATATCAATTAGTGCAAGATATTCACTAGATTCAATATAATCGTTAAAATCTTCTGGATAATTTTGACGTAGATAATTAATCATTGTTCTACGTAAATTATCAAAATCATAGCTTTGAAAATCAGCATTTCTAAAACTTTGATATATTTTTTTCCAATCTTCTGCTACAAGTAGTCTGGATTGTCTTTCGCTTGACGACATAGCTTTTTCCTTGTTAAACTTAAAAATATTTATCTGTTATGAAAAAGTGCGTATTTAATTTTTACAGCAAGCCGTTAGCTTGATCAAACTTAAATTTTAAACTTTCAGAAATGTCATACGGAAGATATGTTAGGTTACATTCAATGCTTATACCTTGTTCGTAGGTATCTACAATAACTTCATTAACTTGGAGTCTTTTATCATAATTTACAATATTTGTAACATTTTCTATAATAGCTTCTTGTATAGCAGGAGTAAACGGTTCAAATAGTAGATCCCATATTATACAACCAAACGCAGGATTACTTAATTTTTCCCCTTGACGAATATGAAAGTGGTTAATCAAATCCTGTTTGATTAGTTCAAAATCATATAAACTATATCCCTTTTTGCCTATAGCAAGGGTACTGAACCCTCTGTAAGCTCTGCCTTTTTTAGCAGTCCTTTTAGAGTTAGTAACAGTAACACGTTTATATAAATTTTTTTCTAATTCGCTCATATTGTATTTACCCTTCGTTATTAGGGGTACCGTCACTATTTTGCGGTCCTGGTAAATTTGTTTCATCCTGATCTGAAGGTTCTTCTAGATCGTTTCCTCTTTCTTCGTCAACAATCGGATGTGTTGTTTCGTTATAATTAGATGGGCCTGCAGGTATTGTTCCGTCTCTTGGGAATGTATATGCGCCGCCTTCTTGTGTATGGGCACTGAAGTGCATAGCATCGTCTAAGCTAGTCCAAGCGCCGCCCCAGCCTAATCCGTGTTTATTAGCAATTTCTTTAGTATTTGCTGGCATATCTGTCATAGGTGCGTTAGCAGGTCGTGGATCATAAAAACCATTTGGATATGTATCTCTCACCGGATTAGGCCAATTAATGTCAATCGCTGCACCACTAGCGTGACAACTCCAGGCCCTTCCAGTAATAGTTTCTCTATATGCATATCCGCCTAATTGTTTAATTTCATATCCGGTGGCTTCAAACTCGTCTAAGAAGTCTTGGAAATTCTTCTGGAATACTTCTGCAACTTGGCAACTTAGTCCTGCTCGTCTAGCATAAACTGTAACAAGTTTACCTTGGCCGTTAGGATCAAATTGTGTATCACTACGCTGTGTTGAATTTGGATTTCTGTTTACATTACCGTCTCCAGTTCGACCGTCAAAATCTCCGCCGTTGCCGCCAGATCCAACTACTGTTCTTGATGTTGTATTAACTGCTTTATTTTTGTTAAATGTATCTGGGCTTTCAATACGTGTAGAAGGATTAAGCGGTCCAGGACTTTCTCTATCTGTTTGTTCTTTCTTAAATGATGCTGGATTCATATTTTCGTGATGCATCCAGGGTTCGTGTTGTGGAGCACGAGTTAGTATACTTTCATAAGGAACAGGCTGTTGCGCACCGGGGAACATATATGGCAATACTACTGTTGTAAGTGGAGATATCGGAGCTGCATCTTGAGGATCGGATGCTTCTGTTGCATCAAATGCTGTAAGTGAAACAATAGGATCATCACCTTCAGATGCTGCGCTACTTAATCCACTATTTAAATGTATTTGATCTGCATCTTCTTGTATAACTCCTACTGCTTGAACATTTACATTTGTTGCAGCATTATGATATGAACTTTGTGCAGTAATAACGTGATGCGACCCAGTAGCTTCTTGGTGCATATTTCCGCCACTAATATCTGTCATATTTGCTTCGGTTTCTGTTACAATGTTACCAGTAACTTTAAGGCTTAAATCTCCATCAATATCTCTGTGATCCCATCCGGTTATTTTTCCTTCCATATTACCATTAATACGGAATCTACAATCTCCACTGTCCATTCCTGCGCCAGTGGTTGATAAATTATAACTTGCGGATTTGTCGTATCTTAAACCAGCTGTAAGATCGTGCATATTAACTCCTGCATAACGAAACGTACTTGCACCACTCTTTTGATGCATTGTTCTATCTGCTTTGAGTCTTATGTTTCTATTACTATGTACTTGGTAATCTTGTTTTACTGTGGTTTTCATACCTAAACTTACATTCGTATCAGATTCGCCTACAACTGTAAGTTTATAATCTTTTCCTACGTGTAACTTAGTATTAAACTTGCTTTCTATGTGTACTCTTCCGCTTTCCTTTCCGTCGAAATCTTGTTGACCATCACTCCATCTTGCAGTAGCTGATAAATTAATATTTCTTCCAGCTTCTATATTAAAGTCTCTCTCTGCTGTAAAATTTATATCGTTGTCTGACATTATACTAATACTGTCTTGGGCGTGAATATCAATTTTACCATCTGATGTTAATTCAATCCAAGCTGTTCCGCGGCTGTTCGCTATGTAGATTAGATCTTCTGAATTATGTAAAAGTATCTGATGACCTGTTCTAGTACGCAATCTAATTAATTCATTATGAGGTATAGTTTCGTCGCCGCCAGTTTCGCCATTTAATCTATTAAGATATCTAGGTGGTCCGTCTTCAGCGTGTGTTGCTCTAACAAGTTTATCATTGCCATCGTCCATTACAAAGCTAGATCCGCCTAGTCTATTATACGGGATATTTGCTTTTCTACCAGTAGTACCAACATCTACTCTTGGACTTCCTGCTCTTTTATCTTGGGGACCTGGTGTACTCCAACCAAAAACACCACTAGGTATTTCTCTACGAGCACTAGTTGACGTTGTTCCTCTAGTTTCGTCAAAAATCAAACCTTGGATTTCTAAAACATTTGTAAAATCTTTATTGTAAGGTTTATTAAATAAGTTTGTATCAATAAGCTCGCCTGTTTCTATTTTTTTATTATATTCGCCTACAGGCAACTTTGCACCTTTTAACGGTTGAGGTGTAACTTCAGTGGTCATTGATGTAGATGCTCTTCCATCAGGAACCATAAAGTTCATATAATCATCTTGAATACAACCTATCCAATATCCAAAATTTGTATTTCCTTCTGCAAATATTACAAGAACTTTAGTGCCTATATCCGGAGGAACAGCCCAAAATCCATAACTTTTTTGAGAATATTGATATCCGTCTTGTTCTTGTAACCCGAACACAGGTGTTACTCCGTAGAATGGACTAAGATATTTTACGTTTAATAATTGTCCACTACGTTCAGGGGTGCCGCCGGCACCTGTATAACGTAAAATTTCTACTTCTAATGTACCCATCATTTTAGTATCAAGATGGTTTGTTACAATAGCTTCGTAAGGTCCACTATCATAAACTCCGGTAAGTTCTGCTGTAGTTCTTGTATAATTTCCTGACATTTTTTATCCTACTCCTACTCCGCTACTATCTGTCCAAGAAGAACCTGCAATCGAAGTAGTAGTACTTTGTGTTATTGGCTCTGGACACGGTTGTTGTGTCGGTGGTGGAGGTGGTGGAGGTGGAGCTCGACCTTCTAAAACTTGATTTTGTTCTTCTGGCGTAGGTATACTTCTTTGATCTGTTCCTCTAGGATCTGCTGCATCTGGATCAATATTATCTTCTACAGGAGCTCCTTCACCTCCAAACGCTTCTAATGGATCTGTTGTATCACTTGGTGCAGGAGCACTTTCAGGAATTTGATCTCTGCCTCTAGGATCAGTTAGGTCTGAATCTGTTCCGGGAGGAACTACACCTGTATTAGTTACAGCAACATTTGACGGACCTACATTTGTTTCAACGTGGGGTGTTGCTGCTGCTGCTCCGGTGCCGTGAACTAATAAGTCTTTTACTTTTGTTCCGGTCCTAAAATCATATCTATCATCTAAAGGATCAGTAGGTTCGTATACATAAACAGCTACTCCGCCAGGAAGTGAAGTTCTTCCTATTGGCTGAGATCCAGGACGTCCTGTACCAGAGACTGAACCTACACCCGTACCTGCTGCTGCTCTAGCAACTTGTGTTCTAGGACTTTGTCCTGTTTCTGGTATAGCACCACTTGGACCATCAGAATTTACATCAACTAGTGTAGATTCGCCTACTTCGCCTGTTCTTATTTCTTCTAATTCTTGGTATAACGTATCGGGATTGTGACTAGCTCTATTTAAACCGTCGCCTGCGTAATAACTTTGTCCTTTATTAACTCTTCTTGACTGTCCTTGCATAGCATAAGGTACAGGCATACTTGCAAATTCTTGTGCAAGTTTAATCATAAATTTATCTGTAGCGTAAGTACCAGCAAGCCAATCATTTAGTCTTCTATATCTTTTTAAAATACCTATAATTAGTGCATCTTGCACATCGGCAGTATATCTTGTAGTTAAAGGGTCTATTCCAAGTGTTTCAATTGCTGCTGTAAGTGTTCTTTTAATAAACTGATACCTTCCGCAAGCACTTGATCTAAATCCGTTGTCTATTCGTTGTTGTTGGAAGCGTTGTACTTCAGCACAAGTCATTTGAACTAGTGCTGGTTCCGAACTTCCAGGCCACAAACTTGTATAAGGGTCTGCGCCTGCGACAGCTTCACCTTTTGCAATTAAATCTAGCAAAGATTTTTCTTGGTCTGTTATTGTAACCGCTGGCATTAAACTCCTCCGTTTCCGCCTGGTCCTGAAGGTCTAGCGTTTGCAACAATATTTGCTTGTTGTAATGTTTTTTCAATTTGTTGAACTGTAGAAGTAGCCTGTGTTACTGCTGCGGCAGCTTGTTTAGCTGCTTTTGGCGCACTTGCAAATATATTTTGGTTAGGCGTCCAAGCAAATTCGCCTATTTGAATTACGGGTTGACTAAACACTACATCATCTCCTGCTGTTGTTGACTTATTATTAAATACCGGCATACTCATTAACAAATCCTCTGCAGATGCTTGCGTTATATTTTGAACTGCTTGCACTGCATTTACAGGAGATGTTATATCACAAGGATTTGATGCTCCTGCTGTGCTATTTACAGAATTGTTTGCGCCTGCACCCTCACCATTGGCTCCTAATGTTCCATCAGTAGTTTCTTTAATATTTTTGTCGTCACTTGGTTTAATCGGAACATTGCTTGTAGTTGGAGTGTCATCTTGTCCTCGACGGCGTATAAGTTTTAATGTTTGTCTAAATTGACCTCTGCTAAACGTATTTGTCACAGCCCAAATAGAATATAACCCACTAAATTGAGGTACAGTTTGCGGGAACTCCATTGTTGCACCTTGAATTTGATAATCAAATGGTGTTTTAAAATTTACAATACACATCACTTCGTTTTGCAAATAATTCATAGTTTGTTCAGCAAGGACATTTGGATTACCTGTAGGCGTTCCTACAAAGTTACCTGTTTGTTGTGGTAAGAAAAACGGATCTCCCCATATTTCCATTTCAGCCGTTACCATATCTGCAGGAGAGTTTATAAGTGTATTATGAAATTGTTCTGCTATGCGTTGCCTCATATCTCCGCTTACTGATGCAGCATTATATCTCATTTCATTTGTTTCTTTAAATTGGGCGCCGGGTTCTCTTTTTCCACCACCACCTTCTACAACAACTTCACTACCTTTTACTTCGTTACTATTTTGTAATGTTTTCTTATTAGCTCCATCTAAAGCGACTGTACCGCTGTTTTGACCATAGTTAGCAAATGCTGCTTGGAAAAATGCATTATTAAATGATATATCAAAATTCAAAACATCTTCATTTTGTCCGGTATAAAAGTAATTGTATTCTTTAGGTGCTAACGCTTTTAATCCTTCAGTATTTGATGGAGACTGTGTAGGTGCTAAAAATTTAGCTTCATCTGTGAAATAAGGTAATATACTATAAACATAAATTTTTGGTGAGCGGCCTCTTTGTAGTTCTGCGGCAGGGTTTCTGTCTATAAAAACTTGTGTATCAATCTTAAACCACTGCTTAGTTCCGTTTGTAGATTCTTCAGTAGATTTTTCTTTGCAATATTCGCTATCTAACAAAACTTTTGTTATTATATCTGTTATTGTTTCACCTTGTCGAAATCTAAAAACTCTGCCTTTTTCAGCTGCTGCTGCTTCGGAAGATCCTAAATCTACTACATCTCCGAATTCGTCATAAGTTGCATCCTGTTCAGCTTGTGGAGTATCTCCTGGAGCGTTAGTATCAATTACTAAGTCACTTAAACCAATAGGATTCATACTGCCTGTGTCCGATGCATAAGCTTTTAATACTGTAAATAAATTGCTAGGTGCTTGTACAGAATTGTCTTCAATACCTTGCTGTTTTTTCTCAGTGCTTCTGTCAATTTCAGGATTAGCCATCCCTTTTTCTCTTCTTTGTTGTTCAGGTGCATCGACGGTTAAAGAAGTTGAACCAGCTAGATCGCCTCCGGCGTTTTTTACAATATTAACTAGTGCATCTGGAGTTTTTGGAAATGCAATAATATATCTATCTTCTTGGATTGTCGTTCCTGCTTGTTCTAATTCTTGTACTCTTTCGTTATAAACTGCTTGTACACTCTTTTCATCGCCATTAAGTATTTCGTGTACTTTTTGACCTGCTGCTTGAATTTGAACTTTAGATTCTTGGATTTTATCGTCTAGTCCTGTTTCGCTCATAGGAACAGCTTTTACAGTATACATTGCTCCTTTTCCTGTTACTGAAAATTCTATTTTCGTAATTAAAATAGGTATATAAATCGGTTGTGTAAATGTTCCTGCAGATTCTCCATATTCGTCCCAGCCTACAAAATCTATTCTTAAACAAAACGGAGCATCAGTATAATTTGCATATCCAATCTCTGACGAAGCGCCAATTATTGCCTCAATAAATTGTCCCATTGAATAGGGTTCTACAACTTCAAATGAAAGTGATGTTCCTAGTGCAACGTTAGTTGCTCTATTAGGAGCAATAACGGCATCCATTTCTAAATTTTCTATATAGTATTCAGCATCTTGATCGCCTTCTAAATAGGTTTTATATCTTTTACCTAAATTTCCGCCGCCAGATTTAAGTATGTAGGTTTGTGTAAAATCTGTTTCTCTATACTGACTTGGAAAATTAAATTCGCTGTCATTTAATATACCAAGTGTAATAATATAATTCCAAGAAATTGCTTCACGTAATGGATTTGGAATTCTACTCTTTGCAGTGCCTGCACTAACAGTTCCTCCGCTAGAAGCATTTCTAACAAGATTTTCGTCCCAAGGATTTTTAAAAGTAAGGTCTAAAAAGTCTCCTGTTATACCAGAAAGATCACCTTGTTCTGCAAGTTGTCTCAAACGATCAAATTCACCGCCAACTGCACCAATTAATTCTCCAATATCTCTTGGCACAACTGTTACAACATTTTGTACTAAATTTGTAAAATCTCCAAAAGATCCAACTAAACTATTAAGACTGCTTATATTAAATCCATTTAAAGAACTTAACTTGCTTTTTATAGATCCAACACTAGAACCAAACTGAGAACTTACTCTACTCAGGGTATTTGCAACTCCTGCAATAGATCCTAAAGTATTAGAAACTTTTGATAAACCGCTTGTTAATCCACTGTTTACATTAACAGTTCCTCTACCTGAAACACCCTGTATAGCATTAGCAACTGTACTTGCTGCGGCAGCAACATTTCCAATTTGTCCAGGATTTGAAACAAGACTATTTAATCTACTAGGATCAAATACATCAAGTTGGCCTCTTTGTTGAAAACTTTTTGATACTTGCAAAAGATCGTTTTCTGATACATTCAAATTACTGCCAACTGCAATTCTTATATCATTTGCTGCTTTTGAAATTTCTCCTGAAGCCCTTGCTGCACTATTAAGTGATGAAGCAGATGTTTGGGCTGCCTTAGTAATAGAATTTACACTAGCTACTGCATTAGAAACTTGTGCTGCTTGATTAATTATTCTTGAGAAATTAATAGCCATATTATATGCCTAACTGTGATTGCAAATTACTACCTTGCGGCAAATAAATTTCTGTTCCTGAAACAAAATCAAATACAGGATCTTTTAATACGTCTGGATTCCTTTGTGCAAAAACCCACCATAATTCTTTTTTGCCGTATAAATCATTTGCTAACAAATCTGGTCTATAATTATACGCAGGCAAAATTGTATATAACACATCGTCGCCTGCAACAGGAATTGGTCTAGGAACAAAAATGTCAAGATATCCGTTTGAGTTTATTTTTGTTTTACCATAAGGTCCAAAATTATTTCCAGCCATTATACAAATCCTTGATCTTGACCTACAAATGTACCATTAGCATAATCAACAAGACTAAATCTAGCCTGTGATCTTCTTGCGTATTGTGGCGTAGCTGTTATCGTTACTGTTGCTTGAGCAGGAACGTAGTTTGTTTCGTTACCTACAACTGTTTGTATATAATCTACATCAGCTGGAAAATCTGTTGTAAAGTTTGTTATAAGGACAGGAATATTATTTAAAACGTGTTTACCATATCCATTTAATCTACAAACAGGAGGTGGTTGTCCTACTAAGTCTCCTTCTCCGCCATAAAACATTTTTGTAACAGTCCTTAAAAAATGAAGCGTAGCAATAAAGTATTGCGCATCTGCTGTTGTTTCATTTAAAAATTCTCCAGCAATAGTATAATTGTCTACTTGACTATTTTCATATGCATTATAAGGAAAATTAGAGTGTGTTGGCGTAATTTGACTGTAATTCGCACTATGTCCTATTAACACTGTTGGGTTAAATGGAAATATCATTCTGTTTCCAGTTCCTGCTAATGGAGCAAGTATTGGCGAGGATGCAAAAATACCAGGAACACTTATACTCACTCTCCAGTCAGTTTCGTCAGCCGACGAAACATTAGCAGACAATATTGCTCTTGTAAGTTCTCTTGATCTAGGAGCAGCATTATAACCAACTCCTTGCGAAGCATTACCAATCATACGTATAGCAGCACCAATATTCGAAAGGCTGTTTCCGCGATTTATTAAATTATCTACAGCACCTACTGTATTCCTTAAATTTCCTGCAATACTTGTTACTTGGTTTAATGTATTAACTAAACCACCCGATGTACTAAAGTTACGTATTCCACTAGCAGCTCGATTAAAACTACTAGAAACGTTGTTAATTGTTCTCGATACTGAATTTATATTGCTAAACGCATTATTGACACTAGTAGCAAGATTGTTAAATGCACTAAACAGTCCCATAAAATATATTTCTCCATTAGTATTTAGTTGACAAAATTATCTACGTATATTATAATAAATACTATAACTGGAGCAGTATATGAGACCTAAAAATTACCTCAACAACAAAGACATTTTAAAAGAAATACACAGATCAAAAAACACATTTAACAGCTACGTAGAAAAAGATTATGCCGACTATGACATCATCTTAGAAAGCGTAGAGAAAGTTAACATAAGAACGATTGCAGAAGCAAAAAGAAATAAAGCAAAACGTTTATCTAACGAAGATTACGAAAAAAGAAAAATTAATGGTGAAAAAGTAAAACAAGCAGATTGCGAAGTTGATTATAAAACCATTACTAAAGAAGAAATAATCTTTCGTATAATGACGTATGATCACATTCCGGAAGAGCCAGGACGTAAAAAGAATCCAAAAACTGTAGCTGATACAAAAACTAAACTAAATTTTCCACCTTTCCAGCATTATAAATTTAACGATGACGGTGAACTTGTTTGTGTAGGCAAATCTCACTGGGTTGGAGGAATGGAGAATGGACATTTTTCTAAGGATCACGGCAAAGCAACTAACAAACTTGCACTTATGTGGATGAAACTATGTGACAGATATGCAACACGAGGAAATGTGAGAGGATACACTTATAATGACGAAATGCGAGGACAAGCAATATTGCAACTTGCTCAAATTGGTCTACAGTTTGATGAGTCTAAAAGTCAAAACCCCTTTGCTTATTACACAGCAGCAGTTACAAACTCATTTGTGCGTGTTATCAACATTGAAAAACGCAATCAAAACATTAGAGACGACATCCTCGAAATGAACGACTTAACACCGAGTTATACAAGACAACATCAAGGCGAATGGGAAGCTAGTGTAAAACGGAATGAAGATGCTAGTATTTCATCATTTTCAAAAGAATAGCGGTTGACAAGTGTATAATTACATAGTATACTTTAACAAGTATATATGGAGGATTTTCTTTGTTTAAGAAAGCTGCGGTGTTTACAGACATCCATTTTGGCCTAAAAGGCAACAGTCGCATACACAACGACGACTGCGAAGAATTTATCGATTGGTTTATTGCAACTGCAAAAGAAAATAATTGTGAAACAGGTATTTTTTGTGGAGACTGGCATCACAACAGAAATTCGCTTAATCTTACTACTATGGATGCAACAATCCGTAGTATGGAAAAATTAGGTAAAGCTTTTGAACAATTTTTCTTTTTTGATGGCAATCACGACTTGTATTATAAAGACAAGCGTGATGTAAATTCTACTGCATTTGCAACTTATATTCCAGGTATCACATTTGTTGACGAAATGACAACTATCGACGATGTTACACTTGTGCCTTGGCTTGTAGGCGACGAATGGAAAAAAATGACCAAACTTAAAAGCAAATATGTATTTGGTCATTTTGAACTGCCGTCATTTTATATGAATGCTATGGTACAAATGCCAGATCACGGCGATTTAAAGGCTGAGCATTTTGCTAATCAAAGTTATGTGTTTTCAGGACATTTTCACAAACGACAAAAACAAGGCAAAGTACATTACATTGGTAATGCTTTTCCGCATAATTATGCAGATGCTTGGGACGACGATCGTGGTATGATGATACTCGATCGAGAAAACAATGCAGAACCAGAATATATTAACTGGTCAAACTGTCCTAAATATCGTACTGTTAAACTTTCTCAATTATTAGACGAAACAGAAACACTTGTCAAAGATAAAATGTATCTAAGAGTAACGCTTGACTTGCCTATTAGTTATGAAGAAGCAAACTTTATCAAAGAAACATTTATTAAACAATACGGATGTAGAGAAATTACATTAATTCCTCAAAAACAAATAGAAGAAATTTCAACTGATTTAGACATTGCACAGTTTGAAAGTGTAGATCAAATTGTTGCCGGTGAAATTGCAGAATTAGATACAGAAAACTACAACAAAAAGATGCTGTTAGACATCTATAATGGACTTGAACAATAAATGATTCGTATCAAAGATTTAACTGTAAAAAACTTTATGAGTGTGGGCAACCAGACTCAGGCTGTTGACTTTAATCGCGAACAGCTCACTTTAGTGCTTGGCGAAAACTTAGACCAAGGAGGTGACGATTCCGGATCCCGTAACGGTACAGGCAAAACAACGATAATCAATGCATTATCTTACGCTTTGTACGGTCAAGCACTGACTAACATCAAGAGGAATAATCTTATTAATAAGACAAATTCTAAAGGGATGTTAGTCACCCTACACTTTGAAAAGAATGGCGTAGATTATAGGATTGAGCGCGGTCGCTCTCCTAATGTACTTAAATTCTTTGTCAATGATCAAGAACAAGAACTAATTGACGAATCGCAAGGTGATAGTAGAAAAACACAAGAATCGATTAGTGAACTTCTTGGTATGAGTCACGATATGTTTAAACATATTGTTGCACTCAACACTTATAGCGAACCGTTTCTTTCAATGAGAGCAAACGATCAGCGTGATATTATTGAACAATTGTTAGGTATAACATTATTAACTGAAAAGGCAGAATTGTTAAAAGAACAAATTCGAAATACAAGAGATACAATTACACAAGAAACACTAAAAATTGAAGCTATTCAAACTGCAAATTCAAAGATTGAAAATACTATTGATAGTTTAAAAAATAATCAACGTGCTTGGTTAGCAAAAAAACAACAAGACATAAAAAAACTTAGCAACGGTATTGATGAATTAGAGAAAGTTGATATTGATTTAGAATTAGATGCGCACGAAAAATTGCAAAACTGGACTGAATTAAACAATGCAATTACGGCTCTTAATAAAGAAAAAAGCACATTAGAGAGTGCATTGCTACGTGCTACTAAGAGTGTTGAAAAAGCCGAAAAAGACATCGCAAATCTTGACGATGCTACTTGTTATACTTGTGGACAAGCATTACACGAAGATAAAAAAACAGAAATTGAGTCAAGAAAAGCAAAAGAACTTAATGATGCAATGGCGTATCAAACCGAAGTAGGTAATAAACTGCAAGAAGTATTATCTGGCCTTGAAGAAATAGGTAATATTAACGGAAAACCGAATACGTTTTACGAAACTGCAAAAGAAGCATATGAACACAGAAACAACGTAGATAACTTAAAGCAAGCATTGCTAAGTAAAGAGCAAGAAGATGATCCATATCAATCACAAATAGACGATTTAACAAATACAGCACTTCAAGAAATTGACTGGAATATCGTAAACGAACTAACTTCGTTTAAAGAACACCAAGAATTTTTGTTAAAGCTACTTACAAACAAAGATAGCTTCATTCGTAAAAAGATTATTGATCAAAATCTTGCATATTTGAACAACAGGCTCACATATTACCTCGATAAACTAGGCTTACCGCACCAAGTAGTATTCCAAAACGACTTAAATGTAGAAATTACCCAACTAGGACAAGACTTAGACTTTGATAACTTGTCAAGAGGTGAGCGTAACCGTTTGATTCTTGGATTAAGTTTTGCATTCCGTGATGTTTGGGAAAGTTTATATCAACATATTAACTTGTTGTTTATCGACGAGTTGATCGATAGTGGTATGGATACTGCTGGTGTTGAAAATTCACTAAGCATCCTTAAAAAAATGGGCAGAGAACGTGACAAAAACATTTATTTGATTAGTCACAAAGATGAGCTAGTAGGAAGAGTTAACCACGTTCTAAAAGTTATTAAAGAAAATGGATTTACTAGCTACGAAAATGACATAGAAGTAATAGACTAATGGAAAATGATGTTCACGATCAGTTAGTCAAAGCATATTTAGAATATTTTAAGGCTAACGAAAAGTTTGAAAGGCAAAATAGTGTTCGCACACATAGATATGTACGTAAATGTTTACGTGACATTAGACAACTAGCAAAAGACAGAGCAGACGAAATACACGTATATCATAACACTACACGAAAAACCAGAAAAGGCACTTAACTGTTTAGGTAGAAATACATAATGTATGAATTGGACATATCAAGGTAAACAAATAGACACTATACCAGACGAGTATGA